CCCTGCCTGACTGTCGAGGCTGGGCTGTCCGGTCTGACGGTCGGACGTGGGCGGGGCGACCTGCGGGGTCGGCGCGGGCGCGGTTTGCGGTATATCTTGCGGTGGCAGTTCCCCCTTCATGGCCTTCCTGAAGAATCCCTCGCCGCCAACACCGAGATTGGCAACCCTAGTGGTATCGGACAAACCCTTGATTTTTGCCCGCAAATCATTATCCCACGGCCCGTAGGCCAACTCCGCGCCGAGACGTCCAACCTCCCCCTGCGCGGCCTTGATGTTGTTTATCTGCCTCTCGATTTCCGTCCGGGCATTCAGGGTCGGGGCTAGCCTGAATTTCGCCTCCAGCGCGGACAGGGACTTCTGATACTGCCCGTTAAGAAACATCAATGTCTTTCTGTCATTAGCCAACTGTTGCGCGGCAACCTTGTCGTCGGACGGACCCACCTTCTCCTTCCTGGCCGCGACGGTCTCGGCCAGCCTGTCCCGCCCGAGCTGATAGGTCTTTTCCCGGAGACCGTAATCCTTCGCCCATTGTTCCCCGGCCCTTTCCTCGCGCCCCGCTTGGCGAGACTCCGCCGCCTCGCGCAACCCAAGCCCCATCATTTGATACCGCTTCGCCCAGTCCTGCTCGCCCTGCTTGTTCTCCCATTCCCGTTGCGCCCATTCCTCCTCGCGTTGTTTGCCCGCGAGATTTATAATCATGTTGATGATGTTTTGGGTTCGCTGGTTGCGGATTTGCTCCTGATGGGACGCCCATTCCGCCGGACCCCCGCCCACTCCGTAATAAGCCATCTCGCCCTCCTCGGGTTACAACAGCCCTTGCGACCGCAGATACGACAAGAACATCTGGAGTTGAGATTCGTCCTGTCCGGGCATCTGCATGGTCATGTTTTGCGGCATGGTGGTCTGCCCGGTCGGTGCGCCCGGTGTCGGCATCCCCAGCGCCAAGGGTTTCTGCCCGCCGCCCATGAACTTCTTCAACAGCAACATCTGGATGATGTTCTGCGCCGCCCCGGAAATCCCGGCCCCAAAATCCGGCCCCTTCATGTATGGGTTGTAAAAACTCATCTCACCCTCCTCTTATAACAGAAACAGAAACGGCAGAATGCTCGTTATGCCGGACAGAAGTTGCGTCCCGGCTCCGGGGGTGTACTGTTGCGGCGTCCCCTGCCCCGTCGCCATCTGGTAGATGTATTGGAGCCACGGGTTGTTCTCCGGGGCCATCCGCATCGCCGACCCGAACAGTTTGTCCAGCGTGCTTTGGCCCGTGGCCTGCATCTGCCCACCGAGGCCCATCGCCGTCTGCGCCGCCGTCATCGGCAACTGCGCGTACATCGACCCCAGATTGCCGAGTTGCCCGGCGGCCGTCATCCCCCGGTCCTTGGCCGACTCCGTGAGTCCGGCCGTCCCGGACCCCAACTGATACAGTTGATTGACGGCCTGCTGTTGCCGCGCCCTCGCGGCCTCCTCGGCCCCAAGCTCTTGGGCCGTCCACTGCTGGCCCAACTCCGCCATCCGCCGCGACGAGATGTCCTGGGCCGTCCTTCCGAGGACGGACGACCAGCGCGTCCCGCCCAATCCGGCCTGCTCGGAAGCCTGCTTGATCGCGTCATTGATGTCGTATTGCGTCTGCTGTTTGGCGGCCTGATACCACGGGGACCAGCTTGTCGGCATCCCCGTCGCCCCCATTTGCGTTGCCAGCGTCGTCGCGTCTTGCCATTGAGAGGGAACGTCGGTTGGGAGTCCCCCGGCAAACTGCGAGAAAACGTCTGACGCCTGCCCCCACTGCCACGGGTAATTTTGAAACCCGCCCAAGTCCGAGTATTGATCCCAGTCGCCCATTGTCGTTCCCCCCTGGTTTCCCGTATTCGGCCCTCCGGCCCCGATGTAAAGAGGCCCCGGAGCATTTATCCATTGTCGGTTGGACTCATCCCATTCGTATCCGCTGTCCCGCCATTCCTGGTCGGTCTTGTAGTCCGGGTAGTAGTGCCGCCAATCATACTCGGTCTGCGGCGTGAAATTCCACCCGTAAAACTGCTCGTCCGAGACCGGCCCGGACGCGCCGCGATACAGGTTTCTCACCGCATCGGGGTCCTGCCAGCCCCAATAATCGTTCCACGTGACCCCCCCGGCCCAATCCGGGGACCTCCACCACGTTTGCCCGACATTGGGGATTTCGTTCATGCCGGGGTAAAACAGCTGGTACCCGCCCGACAGGTCCGGCTTGAAGCCGCTCGATGCGGTCGATGTCCCCTGGCTCGACACGGTTTTGGGGGAATAATAATCCTTGAGGTCAGATGTGTCCATCATTCGGCACCTCCCCGGCGAACGGGTTCTTCACGGCCTTAAAAAAATCGAATTGCCCCCTGGACGACTCGAAGTTTTTCATGGCGTCCCCGAAGGCCGTTTTCATGTCCCCTCCCGGCAGGCGCATGAATCTCAACAAGCCGGTTTGGGTCGGATTTCGCGGCCAAACGTTCTCGAACTTGGAAAGACCCTTGAGCTTCATCGGTTCATCAGGAACGGCAAAAGGTTTGCCAGGGTCGTGAATTGCTGATTTTTGGGGGCATACGGAGACATCTGCGGAATCGCCCCCGGATCAGGCCCCGGCCCAGGCGTAGGCCCAGGCGTAGGCCCAGGATTCGGCGCACCGCCTACTGGGTCCCACGGCCCAGGCCCACCCTCTGGCGGAGTCGTCGGGACGCCGGTTATCGGACCCGTATTTATGCCCCCGCCCCCGCCGGACATCGGAGCCGACATACCCCGAGACGGCTGGTATCCCCGCCCGTAGAGATAGTTCGACATGATGTTCGCCCCCTGAAGCTGGAGCGGGTCGAACCCGTAGGCCACCTGCCCCCCATACGGCGTCGCCCCCTGGCCCATTTTTCCGCTCAACGACGCAATCAACTGCCGCCGAAGCTGGGCCACGTCTTGCGGGACGCCTGCCGTAAACTGAATGTCGCTGTTTCCTGCGCCCATCACTCACCTCCAAAACACTTCCCCAACAGGGTAACGTCTTTCAGTTCCCCGTCGCGGATGAAAGAATTGAACTTCACCCCTTCGGTCTCGAACCCAACCATGCGGGCCAGCCGCGCCGACTCCGCCGAGGCCGTCTCCGACTCCATCTTGCGGAGCGAGTGCCGCACCGCGACATCATCCATCAACGCCCGCGCCTCGCGGACCACGTCCGGCCCCCAGAACGATGTCCCCCAAATGACCAACATGACCGTGCATTTCAGGCCGGGGCGAATGTCCCAAAACACCAGCACCCCGTCCCCCGCCAAGTCATACCCCTCCCACAGCGTCAGCCCCCCGTGGCACATCCAGGCCAACCTGTTCAGGACCGACCACTCGTCGCGCTCCTCGTCGGAGACGTGGAGCTTGTCCGGCCGCATCATCTCCGAGACAATCCGCCGGAACACCTCCGGCGTCAAGTCCAACGGTCGGATTTTCACCATTCCAGCCCCTGGACAAAAAGCGGCGTCGGGCGCGGCGAAACGCGGTAGGCATTGTCGATGTGAATGAACGTCTGCCCGGCGTCCGAATACTTTTTCCACCCCATGCGGAGAATCGGGAACAATCTCCGCACAATGTCACGGAGGCGCATCATATCCGACCCGACCTCCATGTCCAGGGCCAGCCCGAAAAGATGGGCTGACAGCGGGCTTCCCCCAACGGCCGCGTTGCGCCGCTCGCACCGATACCCGCTGTTGATGATGATGGGCCGCCCAAACTCCTCCCGAATCGCGGCAAACTTCCCGAAGATGTCCGCGTAGATGTCCGGCATATCGTCCCCGAACCGGAAGTCCGGGGGATACCCGCCGCAACACCGACAGCGATATTCAGCCTTCGTGATGTATTTGCTTATCATGGTTGAACCCCAAAATGGCCGAGACGACGACATCCGACGAGACGAATGCCTTGACGTTCATCTTCGCCGTTTCCCAGATGTCGAATTGGTTTGCCCGCAAAAACTCCCGCCCCTTCAGTAAATTCACGTTCTCCCGATGACCGAATATCTCCGGGTCGGATTGGCCCCAAATGACCACGCCCGGCTTGCCGACAGACCACGCCAGGTGCTGGAAAAAATTGTCCACGGAGGCCCAGGTGTCGCACCATTTCAGAAGTTCTCGGAGTTCGTCAAGGCGCAAATTTGGACGAAAATCCGTGACAAGCCCCAGCTCCCCGACGACGCCGACCTGGACGATTTCGTGGCCCGCCAGCTTTTGGGTAACATTGTCCCAAAATGGGTAATTTTTTGGGTTTTCGTTCCCGTTCCGAAGCCTCCGGCTGTAGGGGGAGATGATGATTTTCATAGATACAGCCCCCTGTAGGCGTCCACAAGCGGCCTGTTCCACGCCCGGTCGGCCATCCATTTATAGACGTTGTGCGTCTCCGGGTCGGCCCCCATCATCTTCCCGCACTCCAGGCTCACGCACTCGACGGCCATTCCCCCGAACACCTCCGGGTAGCAACAGGCCACGACAAGCTTCTTGTGCCGCGCCAAAAGCTCTGGGACCAGCGTCGAAAACACGATGTGGTCCCCAAGCCCGGAGTCCAGATAGACGAGCTTCCCGTCCGTCCCCCGCCCCCACTCGGCCATCTTGAGCCGGAACACGCCCTCGTCATGGTCCCAATTCCGACGGTCGGAATGGGAGCGTATCCCGCCCTCTGGGTTGCGGAGATGCCAGGTCACGGCCCGCGGCTCGTAGATGAGACGTTTGCCGCGCCGGAAAATCTCGTGCGTGAAAATCGTTTCCTCGCGGTGGGCGGCGGGCGACAACCGGGAGTCGTAATCAACAATCCCCGGCCGGTAGAGAAACGTGCTGTGGAGATGTTCAACGTCCATCCGTTGGCCGACCCGCCATTGGGGGGATGGAAGCCCAGGCTCCGTGATCTTCCCGACGCTCGGCGGCCCGTCCGGCATCCCCGGCACGAGACACGGCCCGCCGACAGCCCCAACGCCGTCCCCCATATCCCGTAACAATATCTCCAGAACGTCCGGCTCCGGAATCTCGTCGTCGTCCACGCGCCAGACAAACGCAGCCCCCATGCCCTGGGAGATTTGATGGCCTCGGTGCTGGCCGGAACCGTCCCCAAACACGACCTCCCAAGAGATACCCTTCCTCTCGGCGAGCATGAACAGGCTCCGGTAGATGGGGATTTCGCGCAAATCACGGTGGTCCCCGTCGTCGTAGATGACCACCCTATCGGGAGGGCGGGTCTGGTTTATGACGGCGGCCAACGTCAGCGGAAGGGTCGTCTCGTAACGCCCCCGCGTCGGGACAAAACACAGCACCTCCGGCTCGCCCCAACTCATCAGCAGTATCGTCTCCGGCCCCATCGGATGCGTCGCTATTTCCCCGCCAGCCGAAATGTATCTTGCCTTGAATCCAGGGAAACTATCCGGCACAAGATGGGAGAGCTTGTGCCACGAGACCCACAGCGGCGTCTCGTCGTAAGGGCACGTCGCCAGCAGGCACCGGCAGTGGTTCTTCAGCTTTTGCGCCAACTCCCGCCCGTTGTCCAAATGCTCCAGGACCTCGAAGGCGATGATGGTGTCATATTGCCCATAGTCATAGGCGTTGATGTCGGCCACCTCGAAATGGTCCCCAAACTGACGTCTGGCATATTCGATGACAGCCGGGTCCTTGTCGATGCCGTGGTAGTCAACGTCCTTCAGAAACCGGAGGGCGTAGCCGGAGGAACAGCCGATTTCCAGGACTTTCCGTCCGACGATTCGTTTCGCGGCCCATTCGTACCTGGCCCGTTCGCGGGGCGGCGCGTCGTCGGCGGCCCCGATGACGGCCCGCTCACAATAGTTCGACAGCCGCCACTTCTTGTTGTATTTCTCCAGAAGTTTTTGCGCGTTCTTCTTGAACGTTTCCTCCCATCCGGGGAGATGGGCGACGGTCGCCTCGCCCTTGTGGTAGATGGGGAAGTCCCCGATGACAAGCCCGCCCTCGGGACGGGTCGGCCCGACTGTGGCCGTGACGACCTTGAAGCCCGCTTGTTCGGCCCGGATACAGAAGTCCGTGTCCTCCCCGGCCCCCGGATTGAACGACTCGTCGAGATAGCCGATGGCGTCGAACACGGCCCGGCGGATCATCACGCAGAAAAACACCAGGAAGTTCGCATCCGCCGGGGCGGAATATCCGTAGAGCGGCCCCGTCAGTCCGACCGTCGGACTCGAAAACGGGGCCAAAAGCTGGTCCAGCCAGCGGTTGACGGGCTGTTCCAACAGTAGACAGTCGTCGTTCAGGAGGACGATGTAATCCCCGGTCGAGTTCTTCACGCCGACGTTGACGGCCCCGGCGTATCCCAGGGGTTCCGGCGACTCGATGAGCCGGATGCCCGGAAGATTTCTGAGGGCCGCGACCTTCGGCGGCGGAGACCCGTTGGCGACGACGATGATCTCGGCCCCGGAGGTGTATTGGAACACAGACCGCAGGCACGGCATAACGTCGTGGGTGTAGGTCGGGATGACGATTGAGATTTTCATCAATGCTCCAGGTTGTCGTATTGGGCCGTGTCCGTCCCCGCGTCGTTCACGGCGATGTCGAGTTGGTTCCCGTGTATCAAGGTCTGGTTGCTCCCGGCCCCGACCGTGATGTCATACCCCGCCCCGTTTGTCCCCAGGAATATATTCCCCTCGATGATGCTGTTTTGGGATGCGTTGCTCCAGACGCAACTTGATCCCCCAACCCCCCCATCCCGGAAGATGAGGCCGCCAACGATGCAATAGTCCGCGTCCGCCCCGGACCCGGAGTCGATGACGACCCCATTGGCGTTCTTCCCCTCTAGGTTGATTGTCCCGTTTCTAACGATGGTCCCCGGCATACGAAGAAAAATGACGTGGGTGGATTCCACGAGGGGGGAGTCGCCCTCCCATGCCCCCTCCCCGATGTCCGTATAAATCCCGTCGAACGTATGATACCCGCTGTTTTCCGTCCCGGAAGCCGTATCTTCCCAGATAGCGTATTCGGCGTTTTCCGCGATTCCGATGTTCTTGAAGTGGCAGGCGAACGATTTGTACCCCAGGACAAACCCGTATCTCCCATACGAGGCATGGCAGTTCGTCACGTAAATGCCCTCGCAACCATGTTTCGTCGCGTCTTTGATAAGGGCGTCTGATGCCTTGGTGAGATGGAAGTTCTTTTCATACCACCAGGCGACGGAATTGACGATCTCGCCGCCCATGCACGACTGGAACCTAAAGCCGGTGTTTGTCGGCAAAACGCCAGCCCGAACAAACGAGTTGGATTCTTTTCTAAGGCGGCAGTTGTCGATGAGAAATTCTCGACAATCGATCAGGTCTACGCCCACCTCCCAGTTGTTTCCGACGGATGCCCCGTAAGTCAACTGAATGTCCCGCAGGGTGACCATTGGTTGATTGTGGGACATTCCGGAATTACCCCAGACCATTATACCACATAACCCCGCCCCGGACGAGTTCACGTCATAGACCATCGTGAACCCTTGGAGGAGGACATGGCAACTCCGGTAGGCCGCGTCGGCGGTGCTTTTGGTGATTCCGTCGACGGCGGCGGTAAACCGAATGACCGTCCCGGACAGGGTGGCGTTGTCGTATCCGTATCCCCCGCTTCCCTGTCCGACAATGCCGTAATTGTTGACCGTCGCGGGGATTGTCACGGGGACCGTTTGCGTGTATGTCCCCGCCTGAAGAACGAGCGTATCGCCGTCCTGCATGGCGGCGGCGGCGGCCGAGAGCGTGTTCGTCCCCGGCAGGACCGCACGGACAAACGAATGTACCGTGGATTTCATCCCATCCGACAAAACGGACGGAAGATAAACATTCCCCAAGGCCGTCAGGTAAACGTCCTTATCCGTCTTGCCGGACGAATAGTGCGTGTTCGGCCCGATGACATTGTTGGAGCTATTCACGCTCACGTCGCAAGTGGTGAAATGGATGAGCGTGTTTTCCTTGATGACATTATGTTCGTTGTTCGCCCCGACGTAGATGCCGGTGGATGCGGCCCCGCCCCCGGCCCGCAGATAGTTCCCGGTGATTGTTGAGCCGACCGACGTTGCCCCGACGATGGCGGCAATATAAATACCGTAGGCGGTCCCCGTTCCGGCTGTGTAGATGTAGTTCCCGATGAGTTTTATGCCGCTGGCCCCGCCCGAAATATAAACCCCCGTGACATCCGCCCCGTCGATGATACAGTTGTTGAAGAACGTCCACGGGGCTGTCTCCAGGCGAACCGCCGTTTCGCCGCCAAACATGAGGCAGTTCCCGAATGTGATGCCCTCCGGGTCGTATGAGCCATCCGTAGCGACTTTGACGGAATATGTCCCCGCGCTCGTCAAAACGCTCTGGAGACTGCATCCCGTCCATTGAATATTAACGCTCTGCCCCGTGACGCTGACCCCGTACCTCCCCTCTGACACGGTCACGCCGACAAACGACGATTCCCAACAATAGCTGATGTCCATTCCGAGGTTGAACCCGTAGACCCAGATGTTCTTCATGAAGATGTGCGCCCACGGTGCGCCATAAACCGCATTCAGCGTAATCCCGGTCCCGGTCTTGTCTCCGTCGCCATCCCAGAGTATGAACCCTTCCAGGCTGATTTGGTGGTAGTTGAGGTCAAGGCCGTTGCATCCGTAGAACTTCAGAATGGTGGAAGAACGGTCCTCTCCGAGAATCGTGCATATCCCATCAACGTCAATTTCCGATGTGAGCTTATATGTCCCCGTCGGGAAATAGACGCATCCGCCGTCTACAATCGCGGCATCAACCGCATCTTGGACGGCCGAGGTGTCGTCCGTGACGCCATCCCCGACAGCCCCATAGGTCTTGACGTTGTACCACGGGGGGTCGCCCTTCGCGCCGGTCGCCCCAGGCGCACCAACCAGCCCGGACCAACCAGACCATCCGGATAATCCAGACCACCCAGACCACCCAGATACCCCGGACCACCCGGACCTCCCGGACCACCCAGACAATCCAGAAATCCCCGACCAACCGGACATTCCCGAATAGCCGCTCGTCCCCTCGCCCGAATAGCCGGACACCCCGGAGCCGGACCAACCGGAGAGGCCGGACCACCCGGACATCCCGCTGTAGCCGGACCTTCCGCTGTAGCCGGATGTCCCCGGCGCACCCGTCCCGACCGTGTACCAGCCCGTATTGTCCTCGTTCCGGACATAGACGGTCCCGTCGTCCGTGTCCAGCCAAATCAGGCCCGGAACGGGGTCCGGCGGCTCATCCGACTCCAGCCGGATTTTCAGCCGCGAAATGTCAATCAGCCGGTTTGTCTCGACGAGATTCAGCGTGGAATACAATGCCTGGAGATAGGACACCACGCCGTCCAACGCCGCCGGGGGCGACGGAAGCATGATGAACCCGGTCCCATATTCCATTAGCTCACGGCCTCTCCCATGACCTCGACCTGGACATCAAGCCCCAGAAGCTGGAACTCCTTGTCGGGCGACGGCCACTCGACCCGAAAGACGAAATACTGCCCCGTCATGGGGACAATCCAGAACGTATGTTGTCCGACGGTCAGACTGCCGGTTCCGACCTGCGCCGAGTAGCTTGTGAACGTCGCCCCGCCATCATTGGAGACGCCGAGAATGACCGGCGTGGAAGCCGTCAGGTCGTTATACGTCAAGTCCACCTTGTAAAGCGTTTTCCACCGGTCGTGAAGGTCCGGGCGAAGCTCCGAAAAGTCCACGGTCTTGCTCGTCCACGACGAGAGAATCGAGGCCCCATTGTCGCTTAAAAGCCCGTTGTCATAAACATAAACGTTCCCGTCGCTCGAACCCCAATAGAACGTATAGAGGGAACGGACGGTCTGCGTGGACGTGATGGAATCCGTCACGGCGCAGGTGTCCAGAATCGTTGTCACGTAGGTGGCCCGGCTCGTAACCGAATCCGAGACATCGCAAATATCGGTTACATCCGTAACCTTTGCGGATACGGACGTCACGGCATCCGTCACGGCGCACTCGTCGGAACATTCCGTCTCGAATTGGCCGACGGAGACATCGCTTGTAAAGTCGCTGTATTTGTCGCCGGGCGGGTAAGAGTCGGACCATCCCCGGACCTTGAACGACGAGCGTGTGTCGTTCGGAGCCTCCCAGATGTATTTCGACTCCGGGCTTCCCACAAGCTCCTCGGCCAGGAAATACCCGCTCCCCCAATCCCGCCAAACCTCTACCGTGTCATAGGTCTCCCCGTTCGTCCACGTCAGCAGGATGCCGGACCCGTCTGCCGCCGCCACAAGATTCGTCGGTGCAGTAGCCATGTCACAAGGCCCCCCGTCCAAATGCCGTCATGTCGTCCGGGAACTCATACGTATACCATTCATTATGCTTGTAGTTATAGACGAAGGCGTATTTCCCGGCCAGCGTCGAGGCCGTCCAGAGCAACTCGTTCCGCAACGGGTCGTGCGCCCCCCAGACGTTCTCGACGGCCGTGACCGGCGTGATGTCGAAAAATTTGGTCCGGATTTTCTCACCGATGGGGATGGGCGTATCGCCGTTCATCATGTAGAAATCGTCCCGGCCGACAAAGGCGTTCGTCCCCATGAACTCGATGATGGAATACGGGGCGGCGCAACCGATGCCCCGCCTCTGGGCCACGAGCGTTATCGGGTTCGTGGCGACCCCCGTCCGCGTATAGACGTGGATGTTATCCCGCTTGTAAATGACGAGATACGTGCCGACCTTGCCGAGGCCCGCCAAGAAGTCCTCCGTCTCGATAAGGTCCAATTCCCCGGCCGTGGAGTCCACCCATGTCGTCGGATCGCCCTCCTTCGACCATCGGATAGACGTCGGCAAGCGTCCCGCAACCGAATCTTCATAGTCCCCTAAAAACAATCGGTTGGCGTATTCTATGCAGAACCGGGCCTTGACCGCATAGGTCGCGTCCAGGTCGGCGGCCGCCCCGGACCCGTTGTAGTATTGGACGTTGACATTCCCGTTCGTGAAGATAAACTTGTCATCGAGAATGGCCGTGGACCATCGTTCGTCGGTCGGGACGGAATAGACGCGGCGGATGATGTAGTTCCCGGTCGTCGTCGCGCCCGCGTAGTTCCCCGAAAGCGTGATGGCCGTCGCCCCGCCGACCGTCTGGATGGTCGCCCAATGTTCGTCCGGCTCGACGTTGGCCGACAAGTCGGCGGCCATGATGAACTTGTCCCCGGCCTTGGCGTTCGTGTCCCACGCTGTTCCGTTTCCCGTGACGTTCGCGCCCGAAACCCCTGAGACTGTACCCGTTGTGTAAGTTTTCGTCACATACGAGAACGTCTCCCCGGTCCCCGTCTCCTTTTTGGCGAGGTCCGTGTCCGTCAAATAGAGCGTGTATCTCGACCCGACAAGGGTCTGAAAGAGATGGACCCCATAGATAAACCGCCCCACGGCCCGGTCAATCAAATACCCCGGTCGTTTCTTAAAAGATTTCTGCTCGATTCTGCCGTTGGACGCCCACGGGGAAAACCCCGGCGTCATGAAAAGCGACGGGCTTTCCGTGGATACGGCATGGGAAATCGGCTTCAGCGGGTACGTCAGCCGCATTTTCCATCTCCGTCACGCCGTCGCCGGGAACTTGATCTTATAGATGAGCGTATGGGAATCGCCGCTGTCGAGGACTTTTTCCGACGTAAGCTTCGTCCGCGCCAGCATGATTCCGGCCGATGCGTCGTTGAACACCCCGACCTCCTTGACCGTCTTGGACCCGCTGGCCGTCCATGTTTTCGCAAACTGTACCGTGTCGTTGGCCGTGGTCGTCGTGACGCGGGTCCGCGTGGCGGCGGCCCGCTCAAGGCCGGAGTCCGTGATTTCCGTAACCAGGGCCGTCTGCGCGTTGGAGAACGCCGTCGTCCCCGTCCCGCAGGCAACATACGTAAACGAAACCGGCGTCGAGACGTTCCCGCAGAGATTAGCGAGTTCGGCCGCCCCCGTGACTGTTATGCCCATTTATTCCCCCTCCAGTTTTCGCGTTTCCATCCCCAGGATTCTCCCGACTTCGGGATATTTCGCCGCGACCACGATCAAGGCCGTAAACGCCGCGTTCCGGTCGCGCTCCTCGAAGCTGGCGTTGATGAGTGCCGGGACGCCCCGGTCATGCCAAAGCGTCTCCTCCCACCACCCTTCCAGGTTCAATACGTCGGTTGCCATGTCCCTTGCTCGTCCGGCCGCATGACCTCGCGCCGCGCCTTCTCCTCGTCGTCATAGACGGTCATCAGTTGGGCGATCCGGTTGAAGGCGTCGTCGTGCGAGACCTTGGCCTTGTCGTATTCGTTGTTCCAGAGCCGGGCGAAATAGTGGGCCAACTCCAAGATGATGTCGTCCCACTCGGCCCCGATGGCGGTCACGTCCGTCCCGCCCGACAGGTCGGCCACCAACTTCCGGTAATAGGCCCTGATGGTATGCTCGCCGTCCGGTGTCGGATACAGGTAGATGTACGCGCCGCGACGATGCCACTTGGCCGGTTTGCCGCGAGAGGTCGTCTCGTCCCGGTTCGTCTGCGAGACGTAGTCCCCCCACGACATCCACTCTAAGTGCGTCTTGTTCGTCGCGTCGAAACACTCCCGAACCGTCAGCGCGTCCGACGGCACGGCGACATACGGATACCCGGCCGTCGTCGTTTTGTCCTCGCTTGTCTCCAACTGCGGGAAATACGCGCTTCGACCGGCCTTGGCGACCCGGTCAAGCGACGTCAGGTATCTATACGCCGAATTGACCCACTCCCCGTAATACGGGTCCCAGGCGTCATTGTTGCCCATCCGAAGTTTCAGATGGGCCTTGAAGTTGGTGAACGACTTGGCCCCCATCTACTCCTCCAGCGTGCCGCAAATCTCCGTCTGCTCCAAGAATCGGTGGGTGTCGTAATGATAGCCGCTTCCGGGGTAATCGACCCCGATGCCGCTGTAGAACGGGATGACGACCCGATCCCCCGGCTTGAAGTCAACCACCTTCGGCCCGACCCCCAGAACGGTCCCGACCCGCGATTGCTCGGCGTGTTTGACTTCAAGCCGGGGGAT